GCGTACATCCATCACTCTGCCGGGCCGAAAAGTCAACGGTTTTTTTTGCGAAAAAGGAGGCCGCGCTTCCTTATACATGCGCGTAGGGGCCGGAAAAAACCCCGGTTTTTTTCGCCGGGCGGGCGGTTTTTTGCCGCCCGGGCGGGCACACCGACCCGCCGCCCGGAACCGCCGCCGGGCACACTTCTCCGCTTTGCTCTGCGAAAGTCCGGCGGGCGGCATACTTCTCCGCTTTGCTCTGGAAAAGTCCACCCGGGCACAGGACTTTCAGACTTTGCTCTGGTGAAGTCCGGGCGGGCGGCGCTTCTCCGCTTTGCCGTGAAGAAGTCTGGCGGGCGGCACACTTCTCCGCTTTGCTCTGGCGAAGTTGCCGGGCGGGTCGGTGTGCCCAGCCGCCGGGCCGAGGTGTGCCCGGGAGGGGGCGGTCAGATCCCTGGGTGTGCCTGGCGGAGACCGCGCCCCCCTCACGCGTGAATTTCCGACAAATTCGGGGGTGGGGGTATCGGCCCGCCCGGACATCAAAAAAGCCGCCCCGAAGGACGGCAGAAGGAGGAACCGTGAATACGAATCTGAACATGCAGACCATGCCTATTGACCGGCTGAAGCCTGCGAAATACAACCCCAGGAAAGACCTGAAGCCGGGCGATCCCGCGTATGAGAAGATCAAGCGCAGCCTGCACGACTTCGGGTATGTCGATCCCATCGTCTGGAATGAGGTGACGGGCAACATCGTAGGCGGTCACCAGCGTTTCAAGGTGCTGAAGGCTGAAGGCGCGACCGAGGTGGACTGCGTTGTGGTGCACATCGAGAACCCTTCGGATGAAAAGGCGCTGAACATCGCGCTCAACAAAGCCACTGGCGACTGGGAGCCCACGGCCCTGGCTGACCTGCTGCAGGATCTGCAGAGCGCCGGATATGATCTCGGCGCGACAGGCTTTGACGCTGCCGAGGTGGATGATCTTTTCTCCAAGGTGCATGACAAGGATGTGCATGATGATGACTGCGAGATCGATCCTGAGCAAGTGCACCCCTATGTACAGCCTGGCGACATCTGGACGCTGGGCAGGCACCGTATGATGTGCGGCGACAGTACCTCACCGGACGCGGTGGATGCGCTCATGGACGGCATCAGGGCCAACCTGGTCGTGACCGATCCACCCTATAACGTGGCGTATGAGTCCGCTGACGGAAAGAAGATCCAGAACGACAGCATGGCGGACGAGCAGTTCTTCGCCTTCCTGCTGGCCGCTTTCCAGAACATGGCGGCGCATATGGCCGAGGGCGGCAGCGCCTACATCTTCCATGCGGATACCGAAGGACTGAACTTTCGCCGGGCTTTCAAAGAGTCCGGCTTTCATATTTCCGGGGTATGCATCTGGGTGAAGAACAGCCTGGTGCTGGGCCGCAGTCCATATCAATGGCAGCACGAGCCCGTGCTTTACGGCTGGCTCCCCAACGGGAAGCATAAGTGGTTCGCCGACCGGAAGCAGTCTACCATCTGGAATTTTGACAAGCCCAAGAAGAGCGCCGACCATCCGACCATGAAACCGATTCCGCTGCTGGCGTATCCGATTAAGAACAGCAGCGCACCGAACGCCGTGGTGATGGATCTGTTCGGCGGCAGCGGTTCCACCCTCATCGCCTGTGAACAGACCGACCGGATCTGCCGGACGATGGAGCTTGACCCGAAATACGCGACAGTTATAGTGGAGCGTTTTCACCTGGAGTACCCGGATCAGGAGATCACTGTGCTGCGGGACGGGCAGACAATTCCCTATGACAGCATCGTCACAGGGAGTTAAGCACCCCTCAGAAACACACTTTCCTCAGACAGTATCCAGACACTGTCGCCATAGAAACACACTTTTCAAGAGAAACGGAGGTGAAACCAGATGGCCACCAGAGGAAGAAAGCCCCTGCCCACGGCCCTGAAAGAACTGGAGGGCGACCGTGGCAAGGGCAGACGACCGCTGAACAAGGATGAGCCGACGCCGCCCCAGGACAACGTGAAGTGTCCTGCCTGGCTGATGCCGGAAGCAAAGAAGGAATGGAAGCGTCTGGCTCCCTCCCTGATCGCCATGGGTGTTCTCACCGAACATGACATGGAAGCCTTCGCCGGATACTGCCAGGCTTATGCCCGGTGGCGGGAGGCTGAGGAGTTCCTGTCCCAGCACGGCACCATCTTCAAAACCCCAAGCGGTTATGTACAGCAGGTGCCGCAGGTCAGCATCGCCATGCAGAACCTGAAAATCATGCAGTCCTTCTGCGCGGAGTTCGGCCTGACGCCTGCCAGCCGGGCGCGGCTCTATGCCAACAGCGGCGAAAGCGCAGCCAGCGACGATCCGATGGAATCTGTCCTGAAGGGAGGCTGGCAGGATGTTCAGTGAAGCGAAAGCCCGCCGGGTGACGCAGTTCATTGAGTGCCTGAAGCATACCAAGGGAGAATTCCACGGGGAGCCGTTCAAGCTGCTGCCCTGGCAGGAGAAGATCATCCGGGATGTGTTCGGCACTGTCCGTGACGATGATCCTTCCATGCGGCAATACAATACGGCTTACATCGAGATCCCGAAGAAGAACGGGAAGAGTGAGCTCGGCGCTGCCATTGCCCTGAACATGCTCTGCAACGACGACGAGTGGCGGGCGGAGGTTTACTCCTGCGCCAGCGACCGCCAGCAGGCGGCTATCGTGTTCGATGTGGCCGTGGATATGGTGAAGCAGTCCCCGGCGCTCAGCAAGCGGATCAAGATCATCCCAAGCACCAAGCGCATGGTCTACCAGCCAACCGGAAGCATCTATCAGGTGCTGTCCAGCGAGGTGGCTACCAAGCACGGCCTGAACGTCAGTGCCTGCATCTTCGACGAGCTGCACACCCAGCCCACCCGCGCACTGTACGATGTCATGACTCAGGGCAGCGGCGACGCCCGGAAACAGCCGCTTTGGTTCCTGCTGACAACGGCGGGCACCGACCGGAACAGCATCTGCTGGGAGGTTCATCAAAAAGCCCTGGACATCATCGAAGGCAGGAAGGATGATCCTCGCTTCTACCCCGTGCTCTACGGCCTGCCGGATGACGCCGACTGGACGGATGAGCGCAACTGGTACAAAGCCAACCCCTCTCTGGATCAGACGATCTCCATCGACAAGGTACGGGACGCATTCCGCAAGGCCCAGGAGACGCCAGCCGATGAGAACATGTTCCGTCAGCTGCGCCTGAACCAGTGGGTCAAGCAGAGTATCCGCTGGATGCTCATGGACAAATGGGATGAGTGCGGCGGCGCTGTTAATGAGTATGAACTGGAAGGCCGGGCCTGCTATGCCGGGCTTGACCTTTCCAGCACCAGCGACCTGACAGCCATGGTGCTGGTATTCCCGCCAAGGGATGACGAAGAGCAGTACATCGTGCTTCCGTACTTCTGGCTCCCCGAGGAAACTATGCAGCTGCGCGTCCGGCGCGACCATGTGATGTATGACAAGTGGGAGCGCCAGGGTTTCATCCATACGACCGAGGGCAACGTGGTGCATTACGGCTTTATCGAGCAGTTCATTACCAAGCTGGGAGAACGGTTCAACATCCGGGAAATTGCCTATGACCGCTGGAACGCCACCATGATGGTACAGACCCTGGAAGACGATGGCTTCAACATGGTGCCCTTCGGACAGGGCTTCCGGGATATGTCGCCGCCGACCAAGGAACTGATGCGCATCGTGCTGGAGCGGAAGCTGAACCACGGCGGGCATCCGGTGCTCCGGTGGAATATGGACAATGCCTTCGTGCGTACTGATCCTGCCGGGAACCTGAAAATCGACAAGGAAAAATCCACGGAGAAGGTGGACGGCGCGGTTGCTCTGGTCATGGCACTGGACAGGGCCATGAAGAACCAGGGCGGCGAATCCGTCTACGACACCCGTGGGCTTTTGATTATCTGACGGAGGTGCAGCATGCCCCAAAAACCAAGAAGACCCTGCCGCTATCCCGGATGTCCGGGCTTCTGCGAACAGGGTCAGGTGTTCTGCAAAGATCATATGGAATGGAGCAGTGACAGACTGCGCGGCGGCGCGGATGCCCGTGGGTATGACAGCCGCTGGTGTAAGGCCCGCGCTCTCTTCCTGAAGCAGCATCCGCTGTGTGCCTTCTGTCAGGCAGAGGGCAAGGTCGTGCCCGCAACAGTGGTGGATCACATCATTCCGCACCGGGGTGACCAGCGCCTGTTCTGGGATCAGACGAACTGGGAACCACTCTGCAAAGGATGCCATGACAAGAAAACCGGATCAGGGATGTGACCTGCGATAGTGATTATTCTTTGCGCTTGTTGCGCAGTTTCCAGTACCGGATGTTTGATGGATCGAGATTATCTTCAAATTCTTGCAGCAACGGATCAAGCTCTTCATATTCTTCTCGTGAGGGGCCAGGGATTGAATCGAGCGTGTTATTGCACCACATGCAATACATTGCTTTCCTGTCTCTTAGTCTGCCGCAAAAAGGGCAGGTAATCAAATCATCCTGTCCAGTTGCAGTTTGGGTTCGATGACAGCATTTTGAACAGTAGAAGGTATCTCCTTCGTCAAACAGGGTATTCGGGTCTTCGTTTCCACAGTTTGCACAGCGCATATGAAATCCTCCTTGCTTACTTGCGTCCATTGCCCAATTGGCGTCCGAGTATACGTTCAGCAAGACTGAGTCGCTGAAGCGCATAGTTAATGCCAATTTGAATGCCTTCACGCTTTTGTTCGCTTCCGAAGCGCCTTAAGCCAGCCTCCATGCTCACACCTCCACCATATTCTTTCAGTCGGTGAGTGAATGCCGCAGCACCCTTAAGCGGTTTTCCTGTGTTAGCCATTATTGATCCTCCTTATGCTTTTCGTCCTTTGAGCATTTTAACGATGGTTTTCGCGGCGACCGGTGAAACGATGACCAGTGCAGCAACTGAGACGCCCAGAAGACCAGCCTTTAGAGACTTCATCCAATCCTTTGAAACATCCTCTCGAGTAGAGGATTTTGCCAGAATGGCTGGGGCAACCATATTAGCCTTCGCAAGAACGGTTTCTCGATCCTCAGCATTATAGTTACCCGGGTGGTCAACTAAGATTTCAAGTATCGTCTGCAACATCTCCGTGTCACCGGGAGAAGAAGAAATCTCATCGTCCAGCACCTTACGAATAGCCAAATATTGGGTTTTAGACATTCTGTATTTCTCAATGCTGTTGGATTCGAGGTTATTGATCGTCTGACGTGTTACCCCAATACGATCCCCAAACTCCGCGGCTGTCCAGCCTACGCATCTCCTAATCAGCAAGAGATACTGCTGAAGCCTTTCAATCTCAGGCAAAATTACCACCTCCATGCGCAATTATAGCCCTTGACAAAATATTTGTCAAGGGCTTGAGCTCCAACAATCACAGAAAGGAAGAAATCTTTTATGAGAAACCCCTTCTCTGCTTTGTTCCGTGCGCGGGACAAGCCCCGTGACAGTGTCAGCGCAGCTCCGGTGTTCTACTTCGGCACCAGCGGCGCAGGCAAATCCGTCACCGCCCAGACGGCCATTCAGCTTTCCACGGTGTACGCCTGTGTCCGGGTAATCTCGGAAACGGTGGCCAGCCTGCCGCTGGGGGTGTATGAGGCGACGGACGATGGCAACCTGAAAGCCGGAGACCATCCGATGTACCATCTGCTTCATGATGAACCGAATGCAGAAATGACTTCCTTCGTTTTCAGGGAGGTCATGCTGGCGCACCTGCTTCTCTACGGAAACAGCTACAGCCAGATCATCCGCAGCGGAAAGAACACGGTGGTTGGCCTGTACCCGCTGCTCCCGGATCACATGGATGTGGATCGGGACAGCAAGGGCAATCTGACGTACACCTACACCACCAGCGACGGCAAGACCGTGGTAATCAAGCCGCAGGACATCCTGCACATCCCCGGTCTGGGTTTCGACGGCATTATTGGCTACAGTCCCATCGCGCTGGAGAAAAACGCCATCGGTCTCGGCATCGCGTCCGAAGAATACGGCAGCAAGTTCTTCTCCAACGGTGCCCGGCCTTCCGGCATCCTGATGCACCCGAACACGGTGAAGAATCCGAAGGCCGTACGGGAAAGTTGGAATTCAGCCTATGGCGGCTCTTCCAATTCCAACCGTGTGGCGATCCTTGAGGAGGGCATGACCTTCACGCCCCTGAGCATTCCGAACAACGAGGCACAGTTCCTCGAAACGCGGAAGTTCCAGGTAGATGAGATCTGCCGCATCTTCCGAGTGCCGCCTCATCTGGTTGGCAACCTTGAGCACGCTACTTTCTCGAACATTGAGCACCAGAGCATCGACTTTGCCGTACACACCATCCGGCCCTGGCTCGTCCGAATTGAACAGTCCATGAACCGCGCTCTCTTCACCGATCAGGAGAAGGGGCGCTTTTATGTGCAGTTCAACATCGACGGCCTGATGCGCGGCGACTACAAAAGCAGGATGGAGGGCTATGCCATTGCCCGCCAGAACGGCTGGATGAGCGCCAACGATATCCGGGCGCTGGAGAACCAGAACCCAATCCCGAAGGATGAAGGCGGCGACGCCTATCTGGTCAACGGCAACATGATCCCCATTACAACCGCCATGAAGGCGCAGACCCCGGCTGAACCGACGCAGACAGCCGAGCAGCGCTCCCGTGAAAGGAAGTGATCCCCATGCGTCATTTCTGGAACTGGGTCAAAAACGATGATGAGACCCGCACCCTCTATCTGGAAGGCGTGATCGCTGAGGAAAGCTGGTTTGCGGACGATGTGACTCCGGCCATGTTCAAGGAGGAGCTTTTCTCCGGGGACGGCCCGATCACGCTCCACATCAACAGCCCCGGCGGCGACTGCATCGCGGCCAGTCAGATCTACACCATGCTCATGGATTATCCCCATGATGTCACCGTGCAGATCGACGGCATGGCGGCGAGCGCTGCCAGCGTGATCGCCATGGCAGGCACTCATGTCCGCATGAGTCCCACCAGCATGATGATGATCCACAATCCCTTCACCGCAGCCATGGGCGATTCCGATGAAATGCGGAAAGCCATCCAGCTGCTGGATGAGGTGAAAGAGAGCATCATCAACGCCTACCAGATCAAGACTGGTCAGTCCCGTACCAGGCTGAGCCATCTGATGGATAGCGAAACGTGGATGAACGCCTGGAAAGCCAAGGAACTCGGTTTCTGTGACGAGGTCATGTTCGCCGAGGGCGATGCGCAGTCTGACACCCAAAACGTGTCGGGCTTTTCTTTTGCCCGGAAGACGGCAGCGGCCTGTCTCATGAACCGTGTGATGGCTTCCGTTCCCAAGCCTGAGCCCGAAAAGGCTCCGGTCGATGAAAACCGTGTACCTGCTGCGGAAGCGGAAGCCCGCCTGCAGCGCACCAAGTACCTTTGAGGAGGATGATCATTATGAATGAACTCATGAACCTGCGCGACAAGCGCGTACAGACCTGGAACGCCGCCAAGGCTTTTCTGGAAAGCCATCGCGGCACGGACGGCACCCTGTCCGCAGAGGACGACGCCATCTTCAACAAGATGATGGATGAAGTGGACAAGCTCGGCAAGGAG